CTACCTAAAATTCTCTGACATAGCTACTACATCTGGTTCTAATGCTGGACTTGGTAAAGACTTCTCTGGTAACGCTAACTACTGGACAACTAACAACATCTCTGTTACATCAGGCACAACTTATGATGCCATGATAGATAGCCCTACTAATGCAAGTAGTGGCACAAGACCTGTTGGGAATTATTCCGACATGAATCCTCTTTGGGGTTCTGGCACAAATACTTTTTCTTATGCAAATTTAAGAATGTCACCTGCTGGCACAGGCTCATATTGTAATTCAGCATCAACTATTGCTGCACCTGCTACTGGATATTGGTATGCAGAATTTACTATGTCAGCAAATGTACCTTATGGTGGTGGCAATAATACTGGCGTTGGGATTGTATCAGCATTAAGAAATACACTATCAACTTCAACGGAATTTGGTGGAACTTCAGATTCTTATTGTTATCAAGATAGAGGTGTGTTCAGAAACAATGGCACAACGTCACAAACAGCATCTACTTACGCTACTAACGATGTAATTGGTATTGCTTTAGGCAATGGCAAATTATGGTGGTCAAAAAATGGTGTTTGGCAAGGTACTGGAAGTCCAGACCCTGCTACAGCAACAAGTCCTGCATATAGTGGATTAACTGGCGATTGGTATTTTGGTGTAATGACATTTAGTTCTCCTTATGGTGGAACAGTAGATGCTAACTTCGGACAACGCCCATTCGCATACACTCCACCTACAGGCTATCAAGCACTATGCACTACGAATTTACCTACACCTACTATATTGCAAGGTAATAAGTATATGGATGCAACGCTATATACAGGGAATGGTTCAAATAGAAGCATAACAAATGATGGTTCTTTTAAACCTGATGCAATATGGATTAAAACAAGGTCTGCTGGTGCATATAATCATCATTTAGTTGATTCTGTTCGTGGTGCAAATAAAAATTTAAGACCTAATTTAACTGGTGCAGAAGATACAACAACAGACCAAGTTACAGCATTTAACTCAAATGGATTTAGTTTAGGTGTAGATACTTCTGGACCAGCAGATAGCGAAGTTAATGTAAATGGAAATACTTATGTAGGTTGGCAATGGCAAGCTGGTCAAGGCACAACATCATCTAACACTAATGGCACTATTACATCTACTGTATCTGTAAGCACAACTGCTGGGTTTAGTATTGTGACTTATACAGGAACAGGTGCTAATGCTACAGTAGGACATGGGTTAGGTGTAGCTCCTAAAATGATTATATTTAAAGGTCGTTCTTCAACATTTGACTGGATGGTATATCACACAAGTTTAGGCAATACTAATTATTTAAGACTTAACCAAACTAATGCTTCAGCTGCTAGTTCATCTGCTTTTAACAACACAAGTCCAACATCAACTGTATTTAGTTTAGGTGATGGTTCATTAGGAAACAATGGAAGTTCTACACAAGTCGCCTATTGCTTTGCAGAAATAGCAGGCTTTAGCAAGTTTGGAAGCTATACAGGTAATGGTTCTACAGATGGTCCGTTTGTGTTTACTAATTTCAGACCTAAATTTGTTATGGTAAAAATTACAAGTGCTGCAACTGATGGATGGGTAATTCTTGATTCTTCTAGAAATACTTATAACGTAAACGATAAAGGTTTAGCTGCAGAATCATCAGGTGCTGAATTTACTGTTGCTTTTAGTGATTTTCTATCTAATGGATTTAAAGTCAGAACAACTAATAGTGCTTATAATACTAATGGTGCAACATACATCTATATGGCATTCGCAGAAAACCCCTTTGCAAGTAACAATAGAGCAAGATAACAAAAAGGAAAAATTATGTTTTTATTAAATGGCAAACATTTACCAGAAGGCACATCCTTCTATGACGCTAATGGTAACCAATATGGCTCTGGTTGGCTAAACCAAGCTACAGAGGAACAGAAACTAGCTATTGGCATTACATGGGTAGCTGACCCTATTCCTTTTGACACTCGTTTTTACTGGGACTATGACTTACCTAAAACTCTTGAAGATAAAGCTGAAGTAAAAGAAGATGGCACACCACTTTACAAACAAGTGTATGATAAAGCTACAGAGTCTATGGTTGACACTACAGAACAAGTTATCACTAAAGGTCTAAAGTCTAACTTTATCGCACAAGTAAAAGATACTGCTGGCAAACTATTATCACAGACAGACTGGTATGTTATCCGTAAGGCTGAAAGAAATGTAGATATTCCTTCAGATGTAGTGACAAAGAGAGCTAACATTATTGCTGAATCTGATCGTTTAGAAGTAGCTATTGTTGGTGTTACCACAGTAGAACAACTCATCGAAGTGTTAAACAACCAAAACTGGAGTGAGTAATGACACCTGAAGAACAAAAGCAAGCCATCAAAGAGGCTTTAGAAGAGTGGTTAGATAAGCAATTTACCAAGTTTGGTAGATGGTCTCTTCGTAGCATTGGAGCTTTAGCTCTAGCGGCATTAGTGTATATGTGGGCTATGTCGCATGGCTGGTCTATTAAATAAAAAGACTTTACGACACCTTTATAGTTCGTTTATAAGGCTCCCACCATTTAATAGGTACCCAATGCCTTCACCTCTTAAAATGAGGTTTGATGTAATGGATTCAGATGACAGTGATGGACTTTTTACTCCTAGTAATATGACTATTTATGTAGAAACTAGACAAAATAGTTTTAAAAAGATGTCAGAAGTACTTTTACATGAGATGATTCATGTACTACTTTACAAAAGAAATATGTACACAAATAAATATGCTAATCATGATGGTGACTTTGAAGAGTTAGCTAATGAAGTTTGTAAACTTTATAAATTTAATAGGAAAACATTTTAGATGGACCCAATAACAATATTAGCAGCATTAGGACCCCTAGCAGTTGACTTAGGTAAGTCTTTAATCAATAGATTTGTAGCACCTGACCAATTTAAACCTGCTACTATAGAACAATATGCTCAGATGAAAAGCATTGACCTAGAGTTCTTTAAAGTCATGAATGAAGCTGGTGGTGGTAACCCATCATATCCTTGGGTAGAAGCTATTGTAAGATTGATGAGACCAGTTATTGGTTTACTTGTATTAGCAACATGGGCTACTATGCACTTACAAGGAATTGCTACAGTAGAGGTAGATAACTTTGCTAGTGCTGTAGGATTCTACTTATTTGGAGAACGCAGTTTGTTCTATATTAAGAAGAAATGAAGTTAAGTCCTAATTTTAGTTTAGAAGAACTTACATTTAGTCAAGTAGCAAGTAGAAGAGGATTAGATAATACTCCTCCTCCTAAAGTAAAAGATAACTTGGAAAGACTTGCATTCTTTCTAGAACAAGTTCGTAAACTATTTAATAAGCAACTCCTGATTAATTCAGGATATAGATCGAGGGAAGTAAATGAAGCAGTGGGTGGAAGTAAAACCTCACAACATTGTGAAGGATGTGCAGTTGACTTTAATGTCAAGGGAATGTCTCCTAGTGCTGTGGTCAGAGCCATTGTCGATGCTAATATCCCTTACGATCAGGTTATATTAGAATTTGATAGTTGGATACATTTATCTATACCAAATGTCAAAGGAACCACCCCAAGAAAACAAGCTTTAATTATAAATAAAGAAGGAAAGAGGGATTTTAAATGAAAAAACCTACCACTAAAGCAGGGAAGATGAATAAGATTTCTAAAGTAATGCGTGAATTTAAGGCTGGTACCCTTAATACAGGTTCTAAAAAAGGACCTGTGGTTAAAAGTAAGAAACAAGCAATAGCAATTGCTCTCTCACAAGCAGGTATGTCTAAAAAGAAAGGGAAATAATTATGCCAATGGTCGGAAAAATGAAGTTTGCTTACACAGAAAAAGGTAAGAAAGAAGCTAAGTCTTATGCTAAAAAAACAGGTAAAAAGATGGCAGCTAAACCTATGAAAAAAGGTGCAAAGCGTGGCTACTAAGTCTAAAGTTAATGCAGCAGGGGTTTACACAAAACCCTCAATGCGTAAAAGACTTTTTAGTAAAATTAAAGCTGGTAGTAAAGGTGGAGATCCTGGTGAATGGTCTGCTCGTAAAGCACAGCTTCTAGCAAGAGAATATAAAAAAGCAGGTGGTGGATATAAATGAAGAAAAACCCACAGCAATCTTTAAAAGAATGGTCAGCACAGAAATGGAGAACCTCTGATGGTAGTCCATCTAAAGGTAAAAAGAGATACCTTCCTGATGCTGCATGGAAAGCTTTAAGTGCTGGTGAAAAAGCTGCAACGAATAGAGCTAAAGCTAAAGGAAACAAAGCAGGGAAACAATTTGTAAAGCAACCTAAAAAGATTGCAGCTAAAACTTCAAGGTATAGATAATGATTAAAAAAGGTAAAGAAACATTTTCAGGATATAACAAACCTAAAAGAACTCCTGGTCACCCTAAGAAGAGCCATGCAGTATTAGCTAAAGTAGGGACAACAGAGAAACTCATTAGATTTGGTCAGCAAGGTGTTAGTGGTGCAGGATCTGCCCCTAAGACAGCTGCTGGTAAAGCAAGACAAAAGTCTTTCAAAGCAAGACACGCTAAGAACATAGCAAAAGGTAAGATGTCAGCGGCGTATTGGGCAGACAAGGTTAAATGGTAATAAAGTAGTTGACAAATAGCCATTCTTATGGTATAATTGTTGTATATATAGGAATATTATAATGACTTATTTAGAAATTGTCAATAAGGTTTTAAAAAGATTAAGGGAACCTACAGTAGCGTCTGTCGCTGAGAATTCATACAGTACACTCATAGGTGAACTTGTCAATGTAGCTAAACGAGAAATCGAAGATGCTTGGGATTGGTCTGCTTTAAGAATTACTCTTACAGCAACGACTGCCCCTGACCTTTTTAACTACATCCTTGTTGGTGCTGGAACTCGTTTTAGAGTTATCAATGTTGTAAATGACACTGATAATGTATTTGTAAAACCTAGAGATAGTAGATGGTTTGAATCTAATCTTCTTATGGTTCCTGTACAAAAAGGTAGTCCATTATACTATAACTTTAATGGTGTAACAGAATATGGTGATACACAAGTGGATTTATTCCCTGTACCTGATACAGCCTACACTATTCGTTTTAATGTAGTAATGCCACAAGATGAGCTTACTACAGATGCTGAGAAAGTAAAGATTCCATATACTCTTCTTGTTGAAGGTGCACTAGCAAGAGCTATTGCTGAAAGAGGTGAAGATGGTGGTAATCAGGATCAAGAGATGCGTTATAGAAATATGTTAGCTGATTTAATTGCAATTGAAGCTGGAACAAGACCTGAAGAAACTACTTGGTATCCTAAATAATGGCTGGACAATTAAAAACTACTTCTATCCAAGCTCCTGGATTCATGGGTTTAAACACCCAAGATTCAGCTGTTACGCTTGAAAGCGGTTATGCTTCTATTGCTACTAACTGTGTCATTGACAAGTATGGTAGATTAGGTGCTAGAAAAGGATGGGATACTTTAACTACAGATAATGGTACATTAAATAATGACCAACCTATTGGTAGTATATTTGAATTTAAAGAGGTAGATGGTACTATTACCTATCTATCTGCTGGTGGTGGTAAACTATTTACAGGTACAGAAACTTTAGTAGAGAAAATTCCTAAAGCAGCCGATCAAACAACTAACTCACCTATTAGTCCTCCTGACGATAGGTTTCAGTTTGCAGCACTACCTGAAGGATCTGGTATTACAGCTTCTTCTTATGGTTTTGCAGCACAGATGGGTGTTCCATTTCTTGTATGGAGAAAAGCATCTCATGTAGGTTCATTTATATTCCAACGAGTTGGGGATTATGGAACTAAACCTTCAGGTGTAACTACATTTGACCCTGACTGTGTATTGTCAGCATTTGGTAGAATATGGACAGCAAGACTTACAAGTAATAAAGTAAATGTTTATTACAGTAGATTATTAGATGGTGCAGCATTCACTGGTACTGGTTCAGGAATGTTAGATATAAGCTCTGTCATTGGTAATAATGATGAAATTACAGCACTAGCTTATCATAATAAATATTTAGTGATATTCTGCAAGAATCACATTGTAGTATATCAAGGTGCAGATGATCCATCCACTATGACACTCGCTGATGTGGTTGTAGGTGTAGGATGTATTGCTAGAGATTCTGTACAAGCTACTGGTACTGATTTAATATTCTTATCAAAGAGTGGTGTAAGAAGCTTTAATAGAACAGTACAAGAAAATACAATGCCATTAAGAGAACTCTCTTTAAACATTAGAGATGACTTAGTTGGCTACTTAGCTGTAGAAACACTTAATAACATTAGAAGTGCTTACTTTGAAAGGGATGCGTTTTACTTACTTACATTCCCTGGTTCTAAAGTAATGGTGTATTTTGACTTGAGACAAGTGTTACAGAATGGAGCAGCTAGAACAACTTTATGGAATAATACTGCAGGTACAAACTACACTGCGTTTTGTTCTACAGAAGATAGAGAACTCCTGATTGGACTTCCAGGAAAGATTGCTAAATATAATGGTTATCTAGATGGTACAGATTCATATACAATGCAATACTTTACATCTAATTCTGATTTAGGAAGTGCTACAACAAATAAGATGCTAAAGAAAGCTTCTTTAGTTGTGATAGGTAATGGTGACCAAGACTTTGTATTTAAGTATGGTTATGATTATACATTAAATCCTACAGCACAACCTATTAATAGAAGTTTAGGTTCAGGTATTTATGCTACATTTAATACAACTTATGAATATAATATAGCTAAATATTCTTCAGTAGGTATTGGTGTTAATACAATTGCAGTACCTTTAGGTGGATCAGGTAAAGTAATACAATTTGGAGTTGAATCTGAAATTAATGACAATCCAGTGTCTATTCAGAAAATAGATGTTTATTTACAAACAGGGAAAATGATATAATGGCAAATTACACCAAAGCAACCAATTTCTTAGCAAAAGATTCTTTGGCTTCAGGAGATCCAGGTAAGATTATTAAAGGGTCTGAGTTTGATGTAGAGTTTAATGCTCTACAAACAGCAGTGAATAGTAAAGCAAATAGTATTTCTCCTGCTCTTACTGGTACTCCAACTGCTCCTACAGCTTCAGCTGCAACTAACACTACACAAATTGCTACTACAGAGTTTGTAGCTACAGCAATACTTGATGGAGGTGCTCCTAGTGGATTAATTGCTATGTGGTCAGGCTCTATTGCTACTATTCCTAGTGGTTGGGTACTATGTAATGGTACAAGTGGTACACCTGATTTAAGAAATAGATTTGTTGTTGGTGCTGGTTCTACTTATGCAGTGGCAGCTACTGGCGGTAGTGCAGATGCTATTGTTGTATCTCATACACACTCTGCTACTGTAGCAACAACTTCACTTACTGGTGAAATTACTAGCCAATATGCTAATGGTAGTAACCATGGAGGCACAAGTGGTGTTTTCTCTCAATCAAACTATAACGTAGATGGTGATGGTGGTGAAAGTCGTGCTGGTAGAACTATTTATTTTGATGGTTCACATACCCATACAGTTACTAACTCATCAACAGGTTCTAGTGGTACAAATGCTAACTTACCACCATATTATGCTTTAGCATATATTATGAAGACTTAATGCTTAAAGTAGAATACGCAAATTTGTTATATAGGATTTATGGAAGTCCTAAAGATAATAAAAAGAAGTTCTTAGAAGAAGCTTTAACATGGGAGTATTATCCCATATATAGGAATAATGACACTGTAGCTTTAATACTTACTAAAGGTAATAGAATACATTGTGGTTGTCTTCCTGAGTATAAAGGTAAATGGTTTCCGTTAAAGATGTATAAGCGTATTATGAAGAATCTAATTCTAAAGTATGGTAAAGTAGAAACATCCACTTTTCCTGAATCTGAAGAATTTGTTAAGAGGTTAGGATTTAAAGAAGTAAGTAGAACAAAAGATGTTATTAATTTTATAAAGACAGAGGTATAATATGAGTTTTGTAACAGACATATTTGGTGGAGATGAACCTGACTATAGTAAAGCTGAGTTTACGCCATATTCTATTTCAGGACCAGCAGGTGGAATTTCTTACCAAGGAAAAACTGGTACTATTTCTCTTTCGCCTGAGCTACAAGCCTTATATAATAGGTTTGTAAGTGGTGCTGAGACAGCTCTTCCTTCAACAGAACAAATAAGTTTTGCTCAGGATGTTTCAAACCTAGGTAAAGGTTTGTTTGCTAGAGGTGCAGGTACAGACATTGGGGCTAAGACTAGAGAGTACTATAATAGAGTTATTGAAGGTTTAGAACCACAAAGAGCTGCTGAAGAATCTAGACTAGCTGACACTTTATTTAAAACAGGTAGAACTGGTGCTGCTGTTGGTGTAGCTGGTGGTGGGTATATCAACCCTGAGCAATATTCTTTATTTAAAGCTAGAGAAGAAGCCAATAAAAACATTTTCTTAGGTGCTGAAGATAGAGCAAGACAACAACAACTTGATGACCTTAGAAATGCTTTAGGATATTATTCTGCAGGGCAAGACTATAAGACATCCCCTTATGCAACTTCAGCTAATATTTTAGGTTATGGTACAGGTTTATTTGGTGCTGTTAATCCTTATATTACCCCATCTGTTCAATTAGGACAAGCTGGTGCAGAAGCTGGTGGTAGAATTGTTGGAGCACAACAACAAGGTTATGGTCAAAATCTTGGTTTCTGGGGTAGTTTACTAGGGTAATTATTTAAAGGATTTAATATGGCAAATGTAGTTAAAAGTTTATTTGGAGACATCCTAGGACCATCTCCTGAAGAAGTTCAACAACAACTTTCTCTTCAAGAAGGGCGAGCTCCCTTAGGTCGAACACTTCTTTCTAGAGGTGTTAGAGAATTAGGGTCACTATTTGGTATTGAAGATCCTGCTTTAACTAGGGCTAAAAAAGTTAGACAAGCTCTTTCCGAAGCTCAAAGTCAATTAAATCCTGCAGATTTACAAAATCCTGATGTTCTTTATCCAAAACTTATTGAAACTTTTAAAGCTTATGATTTACCTGAAGAAGCTTTTCAATTAGGTCAGTATGCTATTTCTCAAAAGGCTGACTTAGGTCTTACCGAAGCTAAGACACAAGTACAGATTAAAAAAGCTCTTACTGAAAAAGAAGGTAAACTATCTAATTTAGATAAAGCTCTTAATAACTTAGAAGCTGCACAAACAGCTTTAGAAGCAGATCCAACCAATGTTGCATTACAAAAAAGAGTTAAAGCTTTTGGTGGAGAAGTAGAGAAACTTTCTACAGAGAAAGAATCAACTGATCGTCAATATGCTGAAGCAAATAATGTTCTTAATGATCCAGCTGCTACAGCAGAGCAAAAGAAAATTGCTCAAGCAACTATTGATAGAATTTACCCACTTAAAGCTCAAGGTATGTCACAATTCTTTAGAAACCCTGAGACAGGTGTGTATGAACCTCTTCCAGGAACTCCTGCGGCTGAGAAAGCTATTGATAAAGAGAAGAAAGAAGTATTAAGAATTAACAATCAATTATCTTCTGTTAATCTTGTAGATAAGACTATTGATAAAGCTTTAGGTCAACTTTCTCCTAAAACAACAGGTATTGTAGGTATTGGTGCTTCTAAGATTCCAGGTACAGATGCTTACACTCTTAAAACTACACTTAACACAATTGTTGCAAACTTAGGTTTTGATAAGTTACAAGCTATGCGTGATGCTTCACCTACTGGTGGTGCACTTGGTCAAGTTGCTGTTAAGGAAATTGAGTTCTTACAACAAACTATTGCTTCATTAGATCAAGGCTTAACTCAAGAAGAATTAGCTAAGAACTTATCTGAAATTAAGGCATCTTATGCTAGACTTCAAAAAGCTCTTAGTGAGTCATTATCTGAAAAACAACCTACTACAACTAAAGCTCCTTCTTCAGGAGCCCCTGCTACCACAGCACCTGCTGGTGGAAGTGTACTAGATATTATTAGAAGTTTTAAAGCACCTAAAAAAGGATAACCATGAATATTGATTGGTCTAAATTATCTCAAGAACAACTTGACATAGCTGAGAAAATCGTATTAGAAGCTCAAAAACAAGGTGTAGATGAGAACTTAGCATTAAGTATGGCTAACATTGAAAGTGGCTTTAATGCCTCTGCCAAGTCACCTAAAGGTGCTATTGGTGTTATGCAACTTATGCCTACTACTGCAAAAGAACTTAATGTTGATCCTAATAATGTTGATGAAAACATTAAAGGTGGCGTATCTTACATTAAACAAAACTTTGATAAATATAAAGACCCTTATCTCACTGGTATTGCCTATAATGCAGGTCCAGGTGTTGCAGATAAATTTGTATCATCTAAAGACCCATCTATTCTTCCTAGTGAAACTATTAACTATGTAACTCGTTTAGGAGATTTATATACACCTACAGTGAGTGTAACTCCTACAGAAACACCTACAGAAGCTCAACCTTCTTTAGAGGCTACACCAGGGACAGTACAATCAGCTGTTGAGAATCCACAAAACTATTATGAGTTTAACCCACAAAATATTGGTGTTAGTGGAGCTATTGGTGCTGGATTAAGTTTAATTCCTGCTATTGGTGGTCCATATAGAGTAGGTAGAGTCGGTCTTGAACTAGGTAAAAGAGTGCTAGGTGGAGCAACTTCAGGAGCTATATCTTCTGCTGCTGGTGAATATTATAAAGCAGGAAGACCTGAAAACTTTGAGAATGATGTAACTGCTATGGGTATTGAGTTAGCTGCAGGAGCAGCTCCAACAATTACTCGTGAAGTTATCTCAAGACTTCCTACAGCTATTACAGGTTTATTTCCAGGTGATACTCTTACAAAATATATTGGTAAGCCATTAAAGTCTTTACTTGGTGGTGAAACAGAGTCTGAGTTTATTTTAAAAGAAGCTAAACTTGGTAAGACTGATGCAGGATTTGCTAAGAGAGTTAAACCAGGAACTTCTACAGATGTATTTACTAGAGGTAATGAAGAAACTCAAAGAAGATTCTTAACACAAAATAATATTCCATTTACTCAAGCTGAGACAGCTGATAATGCTGTTCGTAATTTTGTTAAGACAAATATTGATGACTTATATAAACAAGGTAAAGGTTTTGTAGATAGTCCTCAGTATCAGAAATTACAAGCTGATTTAGCACAAAGTATTAGAGATGGTCTTGTTGACCCACAAGAATTAAAGATTATTACTAAAGTTATTGGAAGTCAGAAATCTCCATTAAACGCTGATAAGTTTAAAACTACAATCTTAAACTTAGCTCAACAAAGTGAGACTACTGGTTATAAAGTATATAACTTAGATAAGACAGCTCAGAAGCTTCTTACAACGGCTATGGATGACTATTTCACATCAACTACTGGTAAACCATTATATGGTCTTTTAAAGAAAGTAGAAGAAGATAAATATATAGCTCAAGCTCGTGATAGTCTTCCAGTATTAATACAAAAAGGATTTAAAGGTGATGATATAGATCAAGCTCTTACAAATCTATCTAAGAGTAAAGCTGGTGTAGAAGACTTTAGAAAAGGACTAGCTACCTATCTTAAAGTTATTCCTGAAAAGGATTTAGTAGCTGAGTTTAATCGTCTTGAACCAGTTATTCGTAAATCTAAAGTTATGCCATTAGAAGATTTAACAAAAGTTAAAAGAAACATAGCTGACTATAAATCTGCTGGTGCTAAAGCAGGAGCTGTAGGTGCTGTTTTATTAAAAGATTCTATTCTAGGTCTATTAGGAGCCGAAGCTGCAAGAGTAATGCCTATGTAATAAAAAAGGGGCAATTAAGCCCCTTTCTTTATTCACCTTCTTCATCCCATTCTATCATAAACCTAATGATTAGAAGATCAAGGAGAAGTATCCAACCCTTCCCCTTCCTACCAATCTGTTTATAACTCATGTGTTCAATACCTAAGTTTACACCACTAATTAACTCTGATCCAAAATAAAACATTAGTTCACCTCGCAAGTTCCGCCAGCACAAGCTATGTTATCTTTAGCTTCTGTATGGTCGTCATGTTCAACTACTTTCGTTAAGTCTATCTCTTGAAGATGTTTAAACATTTCTTCAAAGGTTTCTTTAGTACAATCTTCAAATGGAGCTTGTTGATAAGTGCCACCATTATAAGGAAGTACAGAGATACCAGTATAGTCATAGCGATTCTCCCACATCCAAACCCCACATTCTTCCCACTCATCATCTTTCAATGAGATAGTACAAGAAACATTATGCTTATTATCACCTCTATCATGACCATAAGCTACCCATTGGGTATTAAAGCGTTTAACTCTTTCTAGAATGTCTTTATAGCTTTCAGTGCGTAGAATAGATCCTTCAGGAGCTTTCTGAGGGAAACTCATGACAGCTTCTAAGTGAGGTTTAAACACACAGTCTTCTATAAGAGCAGGTACAGTAGAAGTCATGTAAGTGTATAATGGTTCATTCTTACCTACCCTCATCCTACGGATATAATAATCATTGTGCCAAGCATGAATGCCACTACTGCTACCGAGTACAAGAGAAGTAGTACCAGCAGGCTTAACTGTAGTAATTCTGGCAGATTCTTTAATACTGATGATCTTTGCAACTCGTTTGTTTTCTTCTTTCGCTTCACCTGCAGCCTCCGCTAGATTAAGTTTAAGGACACCTCCTGAAGCAATACCAGTCATAGATACACCAAGTAGTGCATCTTCTTCAGAAGTTTCTTTCCATACTTGTCTTAAATAATGGAAGTCAGTGTATCCAGCTTGTAATGTACCAATGAATGATGCAGCTCTAACACGAGCATTTAATGTGTCTTGAGTGGTTACATCTGATACATTAACCTCAACTAGATTACAATAGGAGTTATGTCTTAAACTAATTTCAGCACATGGATTAGTACCTACATCATAGTTATTAGTCCAAAATACACCAGGTTCACCTGCTCCTGATTGTTCTACTCTCTTCCAAATAGAAAACCATTCTTCTTCTGTAATCTCTTCTCTATTTAACACCACAGAGTTATTAGCACGACCTCGTTGAGGGTTTAGTTCCCACCAATCCCCACTCTTAGCTGACATCATATCCATGTCATCTTTATCGAATAGAGATATTAGAGCAGCACGACGGATACCCCCTGATAAGACAGCATCAGCAATATGGCATATCATATCATGCACTTCAATAGGTTCTAGCTTACGCCCAACAGCATTATTAAGAACACTACGCAATTTATCAAGACAAATTCGTAATGGGTCAGGTCCTGGTGCCTTACCCCCTGAAGTAATAAGTCTAGCTCCTTTTGGTCTAATGTCCCTAAAATCAAATACAGGATCAGACTTACCAAGAGTATAAGCTTTAATAAGAACTTTAACAGAGTCAGCCCAGCCTTCAATTGAGTCTCCTACCAAGAATCGTCGTTGTTTAGTGGATGGACCAACGATAGTAGGGAGTCTATCTGTGTGTCTGCGTTGAACGCTAAATCCCACGCCACTTCCGCCAAGTAAGTTAAACATGGTCTCACTGAAAACGGCAGGATGATCGACAGGGGAATAAGCACAATTGAACATACGATTATTGCTAAGTTCAATAGGAGTACCACCAAATTGTAAACTACGCATCGAAGGCAATACTTGACGATTGTAAACATATTTGTAAACATCCTTAATTTCCTCTTTTAATTGTGGGTATTTCTTCATGTGCATAACCATGTTACGACTAACAAGCTCTTCCCAAGTTTCTCTGCGTTGAGCTTCAGGGACATACTTAGCATATTTATTAAATATAGTTATGTCACTTAATATCTTTTGACTTTTATCCATTATCTTCTTTCTTATAGCGTAGTTATATAAATTAATCGGAGGTAAAATTATCTCCAAGTTCCAATTCATTGACCAACTTGTCGAACCTATCTT